GAGTTGCCTACTTCGTTAGTAGCCGTGTAATCTGTCGTCGCTGCGGTAAACGAAGCACTGTTGTCATACAGAGCGATTTTAAAAGTGTCGCCGCCGCTGAGTAGAAAGTTATGCCCGCCTTCAAGAAGTTCTTTCTTGAATGACGTGCACATGAAGTTACCAGTAAAAGCCATGTCAAAGTCTCCTTATAAGATCGGCTAGGTCGGGATGTCCCGCATCATTAAGTACATTATATACACTAGTTCTGTCGCTGCGAATAGCCTGCCGCATATAATATGCAACAAGCGTTTCGACGTGCTTCGAAAAAGCACGCGCTTGGTCTCGTATCCCAGGATGGGCAGTGTCGGAAACCGAAATAATTTTGTTAACGCATTGCTCCGCTAACTCGTCAGGAGTAAAGCCTCGGTTGTCCGTGGTCTTTACTCCGATAACAGGGGCGTCTTTGTTGATGTCTACCTTGAACTCAAACATTACTGTTTCCCCCTTATAGTCTTGCCAGTGCGGTACTCGTCAGTGGTTTCCTTGGCTTCGCCTAACATTTTGACACCAACCAAGGCTTCTTGGAATCGACCAGCGTACATACCCATAACGTCCTGCTCGCCCTTCATGTAGATGTAAGCCTCGATCAAAGAGCCATACAGCATCGCCATTTCGGCGTTTTCACTAAGCCAGGTTGTGCTATCTTCTGCGCCTGCAGTTAAACTAACCGGACGATAGAAATAGTGTAGCTCGGCTGTATACACCGCGTCAGGCGTCGGACCAAGTAAAAAGTTGTCTAGATCAAACACGCAATAGTACCGCGGCTGACCCGTGGTCGTCGAGTCAGGTGTATACGTCTGGACAAAACTAGGATCCTTAAATTCGATAAAGAATCGGTCAGCGTCGGCCCCGCGTAAACTTAAAGAGAAAGGGGCAAGATAATCTGAAGGAACAGCCAGGTACGGATTGCCAATTGTAGTAGACGCCGCAGCATTCTTACGGAACAAACTTAACTGTACGTTCTTTAGGATACGCTCCTCTGCCTGCCGAATAAACAAAGGCAGGTTGTTTGCAAAGGATGTCTCGTCATTCTCTGTATAATCTTGAATAGCCTGCTTTAGCTGCGCGTATGTAAAACTCATGTTGTCACCACCGTTACTGTTCCAACTGAGCCTTGAGCGACCAAGTTATCAGGAGGACTAAGCCCTGGAATATACGCAAAGCCCACAGGATTCCAGCCCCACTGCACCGCACGTTGCTCGGAAAGCTGCGTCTCGGGACGAGGATCCCGTAACGCTTGCGGGTCTGGATAGGCTTTGGGCGGGTACAGCTGTGGGTGCTTGGGCTCGAACTCATCTGGACCAACTTTAGCCCCCGTCCACTCCACCTTCATCTCACGAAGACGGTAACGGCGACCAGACCGATCAGATATACCCCAAGCATTTTTCCCACTAGCGTATGCCATTACACCCTCAAGTAGCTCAGACTAGGTTGCAGTTTCAAAGGAGTCCGACCCTGGTCCTCGTCTGCCGCTCGTTGGAACTCTTCTTCATACACCGACTTCAGCATCTGAACACGCTCCGGCGCTCGTTTCATAGCCATGTAATAAGCTAGCCCTGCAACCATACAAGGGAAAAAACGAAACGGCATGTCTGTTGTATTAACCAAAGAATCGGCATCTTCAATCCGACGGACATAATAGTAAATCAACTGATCCGTTGAGTTCTCTGGTACAGCCCAAAGGTTGATTACAGGATCAATCTGCCTGTTCAACCAATACTGGCTAGTACGGCCTTGAGTCGTTTTGTTTGGAAGAGTTGCATATTCACCACGGCTAATACGCTCAACCTCGAAGTCTGTGCCATTTCGACGAACCACCACATCAAGAAGATCAACCACATCATCCGTCAACGTCTCCTGCGCTTGACCCTGGGTAAGGGTGATTGTCCCCTGCTTAACTGTCCACAGGTTTAACCCACGGTTAGCCCAGTCTGCAAACATCAGGTTCAAAGACCGACGCGCTGTACGAGCGTCATAACCAGTGCGGACCTCTAATCCGCACCGCTCATATGCTTCTTCAATAACCTCGCCTACATCGAGGTTAAAATCTCTTGAACCTGAAGTTGCCATTACATCTCGCCTTTATAAGACCCGCCACGACCAGCCATTACACATCCGCCGTTGGCATAGCCAACCTTACCACCGCGCATCATCTTAACTGGCCCACCACGCATCATCTTAACTTCGCCACCGCGCATCATCTTGTTGACCCCTCGGCCTTTAAGAACATCTGCTTGTGTGACTTTACCATCTCCGGTCAAATCTGGGAACTTTTTACCTGGCATTTTAAACACTCCTTTGTCTACGCATTAGTATATGCCGTTTATAGTCGTCAGGTTCATAATTTTTATAGTAGCCTAGTTTCTCAAGTTTTGCAGCAGCATTCTCTAGATCGCTCCAACGCTGCACAAACACGACACCTTCTGTCCCTGAATGAAATGCAAGCAGCCAAATGTCTTTATCAACATCACTGAAAAAGCTGTTTAACGCATGACATCGATCTTCTAACGATTGATAGTCGTCAGTGTAATCGTAGTCAAAGAACATGGCAACTTTATACCCTTTAGCATTAAACCCTGCACATTCGTATAAAACATCTGACCATAGATCATCTGTTACAACCGTCTTAACCTCGCCCGCCTCGTAAACCTGCAAAGCAAACGGACAACGAGGAACATTGTTGTTAAACTCAGATGGCTGCGCCAAATCTTTTACCCAGGACTCTATCAAAATACCCTCACTAACCCGCCATTAGCTTTCCAGCTAATCCGCTTAGACGACTTCTTCTTTTTAGATGCCGACGTACACTGCGCCATAGTAGGACGACAGGCTGGATAACCCTTGCGCTTTTCGCCCTTCTGACGACCACAGGGCTTGCCTGTCTTACAGTCAACCCAACCCTTCCCGTCATTCTGGGAAAACCATTTGCGTAATGAGTTGTCCTTCTTCGCCATCAGTAGTTATTCGTCTCTTTACGACGCCCCTCTATAACTCCGCCGCAGCCGTAAGCAATATAGCCGCCGTCCTTCATCTTCTTCTTTACAGGGCGCTTGCGTTTCTTAGAAGATTCGCCCCAGTTGTCGGCTCCCACCTTTCGACACTTGGCTACCGCTCCGCTTGCGTATGCGCTGGGCCACACCTTGTACCGAGCTTTGACCTTCTTTGCGCAGGCGTCGAGCTTTTTCTTTTTCTCGGCCATCAGTTGACCTCTCTGGCGGCTTGGATATTTGGAACGGCATCTGCCCACGGCCTATCATAACTTGCCTTTCTTGTTGTCAACTCATCAACAGCTTCGACTAAGTGATCTAGCTTTACATTTATCACTTCAGTTCGTTTGTCTACGGCGATCAAAGTAGAAACCATCCACACGATCCCTGCAGTGCAAAGTGTAACCGCGCCGCCCCAGAAAATAAGCTGTACGTTCTTGTCCATGTTTCTACCACATCTTGCACGACCAGTATCTGGCCGATAGTTTATCTAATTTCTTTGTATCACATCCATGCCGCGCCCGAAAAGACTTCCTACGCTTGGGATCCGACTTCTTGATAGTCATGTTGGCATCACCAAAACGAATAATCTTCTCCTTGCCGTCCTTACAAGCCTTCACAACAGACTTCTTGCCGCCAGAAATCTGACGCTTGGGTTTGTTGCATGCCATCTTGGACTTGTCGATCTTAGGCATCAGAGTGGTCCCGCGTTTTGAATGTATACGATATCAAGTGAAGCCGAAACGTGCAGCGCAGAGTTAGAACTGCTACCTACGGCACGAACCTCAATGTCAGTTTTCTCTGGAAACAACAAAGGCGTTGAGTAAGATATTTCAGTGTGCCCATTTTGAACGGAAAACTTATCCTGAGTTCTAAACACTCCCCCCGACTTTTTCGCAATCAAGCTAATTGTCCCAAACTTGTTGTTTGCCTCAGTAAGACAAGTAACATCTTTTTGAAAAAGATACGCCGTATACCCAGCGGGAACTGTCCAAACGCACATGAGAGTTTGATTCTCCCCCAGCGTTATACGAGCATACGTTGTTCCAGTGTTGGTGATGTTTATCGTACCAGAGGGCTCCTGAGAGCCTTCTATAAAAGCCCGGAACACGCGCAAGAAGAAAGAGTTGGTCTCCTGAGTGCCGCTGCCATTCAAAGTCACTGTCTCAGATATTTGGTTGTAGTCCGAGTCCAAACCCTGGATCGTTACCTGAACGTCTTCGTCATTAGCACCATCTGTACTCGTCGCAGTCATCTTTGCCGCCGCTGACGGGTAAGCATATAGTGCGCCAACGTCCCAAATGGTTTCTTCTGTCTCGTTGATGAGAGCGTTGAAACCGAACTTATGTACGCGGTAATGCCCAGAGATTTGACCCCTGGACACCTGGAGCTCAAAGGGCTCAGATGTTCCGACCTGTGATATGGAGCGGATATCGTAAGCCACGGGACCCCCTACGACAAAATAATTGTCAGCTGGTTTGCGGCCCCTGTAAAGGCCGAGACATAAACACCTTCAGAGGCAATGATGCCATCGTCAGGAATGTTCATGACATGGTGCCCCGTAGGAAACGTCTGCGTGAGCAAAGTGCTCCCAGATGCGCCACCGTTTTTAAGAGTGAACGCGCCCGCTGCGGCAGCATATATAACTACCTGACGGAGACG